CCCGGGTGTTAACCCTGACGGATACGCCGCCGCGGTTGGAAGAGTGGCGCACGGCCCCCTACTGCACGGTAGGAGGTCGAGTGACTTACGCTAGTCAAGCTATGCTTATGATGGAGAACCCTCGCCAAGGGCTCCCGTAGCAATGGACACGCTAGTGTCCTTACCCTGAAGATTTTGATGACTCTAGATAGCATCGTTGGAGACAGGGTCTTCAACGACATCTTCATGCTAGTTTCTCGTTAGTCTGTGAATCATCCCACGAATCTTAGCGCCAACATAGGAAACAAATGCATGAGTGTAGCCTGTGGGGACGGCCTAGGCTTGGTTGGGTAATGAACCAAGTTTAGTTTCACTCATGATGTTAAGAATCTTCCTACGTTTCAACTCTCATTAAAACTGAGAGTCGGAAAGTGAATCTTAGGGTTGTTTGGACTCTTCTGAATCAGATTCACTATTGGTCTCACGGATGCACTTAGATGCTGCAGTTTAAGATAAGCTAAGCTAATAGTTTAGAATAGCCGTGAGATAACCTTCCAGTGATGAAGTAGCTGCGTCTAAAAGAACTTTGATATCACTGGGCTGATCAGTACCGTTGAATTTCATTTGTCAAAATGCTTGTTAAGTGTAGAAAATATCTGATTAAGGATCATACGGTGCTGAAGCTGGAGCAATTAGGGGCGCAACAGATAGTATTTCAGAGATATCTGTAAAGAAAGAACTCTCGCCCTCCATGAAAGTAGATTCCAATTTCTGAACTATACTGTTGTCCGCTACTTTGTGATACAACTCGACTCCTTTGTTGAACAAGCCTATGGTTGTATCTAAAGCTTTCTCGAGAAATCCTGCCTTCTTAGTTGTGCCTGCTTGGGTGGTATTAATATTCTTGAGGAGTGGTGAGCTAGTATCGGCACTCAAGAAACTGTCTAGTTCTGGTCTTCTCATTAGCCCATGTGCGAAAGTATTTGTCGCATCGGACCAGAAACAGTAGTTGTAAGAAAGTCTGCAGGATATACCATAGTTCATAAATGCTCCAGTATCTATGGACTAATAAGGCTGTTTGATGATTAAGATAGCAACAGTCTCTGATGCGTACTGTCTATCGCCAGCGTCATTCTCGAATATCAAATTGGTGTTAGTGACCGCTTGCTTTAGAGTGAATTCCCTATTCTCATCTATAGACATATCTATGGGTTCAAAGATCTTAATCATTTAGGCAAGAGTGATTCCAGCAGAGAATTGAGTATACCTCAACCTGCCGGCCCAAGCAATTCCAGTGGCTCCTGCTTTCGGTCCTTGGAGGGCAACGTCCATTCTGCAAGACCATACGAATCCATCATTTGAATAGCCGACCATGTCTCCACCATATGCCGCGACCATGCTCATACTACTGGTGGTTAAGAAGTTGCTTGTAAAGGTCGAGGACGTAGTACTGATTGCATTATGATAGATCCCGGAAACTCAAGTGCTCTGTTCAGAATGTCCAACGGACGGTGCGAATAAGAACACATGATAGGCATCTACAGCCGCATGGCTGATCTCAAATGTATTGGATGAGATACCCGTTCCAATCTTAATGGGCATAGAATCATGCACAAAATAAGTATCCATCTTACCAGGGTTGGCTCTGGCATAATGGAATCTGTCTATATATGACATCTTCTGGGTTTGCTTCCTGGTTGCTGGTCTGACTCTGGCTGTCTACGGTCTTTGCTGAATTCTTTACTATTATGGGACAATTGCTTACTACTATTGTCCATTATTCCTCTGAGGCCTTCCCTTTCAGGGATCTCAGTTTCGTGGCTTTTGCTTTCTAGGCTGTTTAGGCTTTGATTGCATAATAATTATTAAGAGCTATTTACATCAGCTAGATGAGCCCTTCCACCCAACGTTATAACTCCCTATTCTATTGCTGTCTTGATGGAGGAAGGTTTCAACTAGCATCATCTCATGACTTGCTGCTCAACTAGTTGCATGTGATGCTACTCTATCTTTACGTCCCATAGGACTTTCCTAGTGGATTTTAGATACTCGTCAAAATCCACAGTTTTACAACCGTAGATAGCTGACCTAATGTCCATAAGGTCTAATATGCATGGAATTGGGAGTTCATGCATTAGAGTTTCTTTGAGAGCACCTATATGTGCTGAAGGATCTCTAGCAATCAAGGGATTAGTGCCTGTGTAAACATGCTTCGTTTCTACAGCTTTGACCGGGTCTCTTAATAAATAATAACCTTCGAAACTGGTCTAATCGCCTGCATGAACGGAGAATTTTGAACAAAAATCAATGTTCCACCACCTCTTTACTGAAAAGTCTTTAACAATCTATCCCAAACCATGTAGAGCTTGTTACTTGTCTCTAGAGCTTACGTAAGTTGAGTAGGACTGTACAAAATTGTTAGCATCATCTTGATGACAATATACAACTACATCGTCTCCAGCGGCCATTAATTAGCATTCAATATTAGCCTTGAAAGCTGCGTACTTGGTGTACATAATTGATCTTAGAGTATTTCCCAATGTGGTTAGAGTAGGATGTCCTGAGAAAGTAGTGCCATTCATCTTGAAATGGGCGACATCTTAACATCAACCTCCATGCTTAGAGTAGAGCTTGAGTGAGTCTTTTGATTGATTTGGGAATCCTGGAGTGGGAACAAAGACATCAAAATCTAGACAAGTCATTGCCTTGACTATACAGCTATGGAGCTTGGGCACATCTGTCTACCATTAGAGAACTTCATTACATCTATGGAGAATAGACAACAATCTTGGAGCATAGGCTTCAACGAACGCAATGTCTACTGCTTTCTGTACAAATCTGTTCTGATTTGAGTCAAAAGATGATCCATCTAGAGATACAGATACAGTTTAACTCAAGTCATACCCTTCCAACAAATCCTAGATCCTTGATGTCAGGGTAGAACTATTCATTCCATGTATGAACTCTGGACAAACTACCTTACCATTAATACCAATATTCTTCAAATCATCGAAAATATACTGTTAAATGTAAACAAGTATTCCGCAGGCATTCTCAGAGGGATTAAAAATACAGCGAGGCCTAGCATCATGTTGCTCAGGAGTCTGCTCTCCTACCTTCTAATATACCTCTCCTCCCTTTACCATTACCGTGAAGATTGACTAAAAGTTTGAGAGTTTTGGGTTTCCTATTTATCTAGCAATGTTCTTAAGGTATCTGTTCTTCTTGGTCAAGTCCCATGGTCAACTCTGAATAAAGTCGAACACTGGTTTGATCTCAAGATCTTCCACTGGTCACATCAAAGAAATCCAATCGTCAATAACTGCTAAAGAGAACTATTTGAACTCAGTCACACAATTAGGATCTGGATAGATGACATTACTATTATGTCTGTGAAGGAATGCGTAATATAAGTTGTTAAAGCTCTTAGAATCAAATTCGAACTCTGAAACTAATTAACCCTTTTTCTATACTGCCAGTCCTGTATTCAAAGCTGAAACTTCTCTAGGGACTCCAAAATTGATATCACTCTGATAAGCTTAAAGGCATGCATTCATTTGTGACAAAGAGGCTATGTTATGAGGATATGCAAGTTGTAGCTGAGGGGCTGTCAGATTAGTAACCAACGTGGACTTCTTTTCATAGAAATATGGCATTGAAACTAAAGGCTTTACATCTAACTTCTACTTTTTCAACTTGCTGGGTTCTTTAGTTATGAGTAACTCCTGTTCAAAAGTCGAGATTCATGGCTTGTAGATAAGGTCAACTATTCTATCTGGTAATGCTCCTAAGAGGTAATCTCTCCATTCCTATTCATCGTGATCTGGAATCATATGGAAACCGAAGAAGTGTGGAAAAAGATACTGTTTGATCATGTATCTGATGGGCAATCTCTTAGATCCTGAGAACTTTGTGTCATGGATGGTGACTTATAGCTGGAATCCGCTCCATATGACATATAGGGCCTCTAAAGGAGGGAGGATCATAGGCAATGCAAAAACTCCTAAAATGAGGAACTGAATAGCTGCTGATATGAAGGTAATGACGTGATGAATTAAATCTCTAACAGTAACTAAGGATGGGTATACTATCGTATATGACCTTTCTTTGATTACGGGATGCATGGCTAACACTTCGAGTGTTTCCTGAGGGTTAGATACGAAAACACTTGTTCTCTACTAAACTCTGGGCAGATCAATATAATCTTTGATTGACGCCTGTAGTCAAGCTGCTGGATATAACTTGGTCGGGTACATCTCAGAAAAATAATTACTCTAAGGATATCCAAATTCTTACTGTGCTGAAGAAGCAATCCTGAAGTTAGAGTTGTAGTCGTTCCCTGACCAACCGAAGAATCGAATCCATCCGAAATCAACTTAAACATCTGACTAAATAGGCTAAACATTATCATGAGTGTACTCGGTACCGTTTCCGTTTGTCCTCATAAGAATCCTGTTGCAATTATCATCATCCGTATAGACTGAATACAGCCCTTCAGAACATGGTAAGTGATAAGTGCCGGGAAGTGTCTCAAATTGCAACCCAGTTACATAATAACTGAGCTCCCATGGAGTGTCTGGCATTTCAGGTATATAATAATGAACGTCATTCATATACACGTGACCTCGCAGGAAGGGAATGACAGGGACAAGCTTAGCCATCAGAGCCTCATATGTCATCTTGACATAAATCAATATAGCATTGGAGTTAGTGTCTACTGAAATCTTTAGTTCTGAGCTCCAATAATTCTAATCATACTGATTGAAACAAGGTCTAATCAAGAACACAGGATACATATCTTAATGTGCTTGAAGATAGGCTGATATAGCAGGTAGCTCTGCATCGATGTTATTAGCATCCAAAACTGGGAAGTCATCATTAAGTCCATGAGGTGCGTTAGCTGGGAACATAGATCTCCAAATCTTTGCCGTACTCTAGAATTTACTGCCTAAATCAAAAACTGCAAACTATCCATTCTCTGACATGGCAGCTGATCTCAGCTTGTTCATTGATTGAGCTGCGAACTTATCTATGAGCGATCTCATGTTTGGATGTCCTCCGTGCGTAATCTAAATGTTCTCATCTACTTCTTCTCTAGTATAGACGAATCCTGATTTGGCAGCATGAGCTACGAAGTTAGGATTACACTTACTGACTGAAGTCGCAACTACTCTGTTAACTGCTGGATCCCATCTTATCTTGTTAAACCTTTAAGCCCTGACTAAGTCATTCTATGTAGGAGCGGTGATCTTGGAGTATGACTTATCATAAATGTTAAGAATAGAGTTGGCATCAATGGCTGCTGATTCCCTAATCCATCATCTAGTGGCTCTAACCAACCCGTCTCCTCTGACCATGAAGGTGTTTCCATTCACCTGCACTTGTTTGACTCTCATGTTCCCTTGATATTTGCTCAAGAAAGCATCTAGGGCCTTGATCTTTGGATGATCTGCAATATTCCTTAAACAAGTTTTAATGTCTTCCCACGTCAAGAATGCACTGTAAATGAATCTAAAGTATGTGGCGATTATAGCCCATATGGCTCGAATCCAGCTGGGTAGTCACCACCCGAGCTTAGCATATAAGAACTAGGCTACGAAAGCTACTCCTGACATAATCCATGCCCAGAATCCTAGGAAGAAAGAGATGATTCCTCTAGTAAGAATGACCCACCAAGGCATGGGAGGGACATATTGATTAAACTCAATATCAGGGAATCTAAATGCTTCATGATCAAAAGGCTAAGCCTCATCCTCTGAGTCAACTAGTCTCTGCATTCTTCATCTTGGTTAAATGTTGTTAAGACTTCTCTCTCAAGGAATGGATCCAAGAACCATCTTTATCATTCCTACTTCTGGGGTTCCATAAATTGCTACTCTTCTAGTCTCATAACCGACTATCTTCTAAACATTCTTAAACAAGAATGGAAAAGCTTTAGATAAAAACATTACTCCATCCATACTAATGCTTTCTATAGGACATGCTGGGAAAGTGAGTGAAGTATCTGGGAACTTCCAGCATGTATACAGCTCCATTAAGTAGTATTTCTCAACTGCCGTCTATGGATCTGGGTTCATAATCATTTTCTTTAAATAACAAACCTGTTGCTAAATAGAGCACCTAGTAGCTCTGGTGTTTTCCTTAATAGTGTGAATGTCTTCAATGTCTCTTCAGGGGACTCTCACGAATCCGTCTCTATTAATGGCCTATGAGTGATAGTCATACTGATCATCAACTACTCTCCACTCGTTCTTCCATTCATCTAATATAGCCAAGTTAGTTCTATCTGCTTGAGTGGTGCGAGTGTTCATTGGCTATTAATCTATAAGATTTAAAGAAGCGACGTCTCTAGAATTGAGTTCTCTTCTGAGGGCATAATTATGGGATCATTAGTCCTATACTGAAACTGAGTAATCTGGTCTCTGGAGACTTCTAGTGACCTTGGTCTTTAGAGCTCTTGGGTGAGCGATCTTAAATCTCTTCTTCCTGTCCTTGTCCTCAAACTTAGCTGTTCTGAGCTCGTCTTTTGACAACATGATCTGACTCTT